CTTTAAATCGGGTCTGAACACCGTTTCGCACGAAGCGTAAAAGCTGTTCACATCGACCAGGGCAAACATTTCAGTTTGTCGCTTTAACGATGTATGTCACCACCCCGAATACATCCAGCGTGTCCTCGCTGCCCACGAAAATAGGCGAATAGGCGCTGTTCATGGGATTAAGCTGAACGGTCGGGCGCAACTGCAGGCGCTTAACGGTGAACTCCCCGCCCACCGCCGCGATCACGATATCCCCGTGTTCCGCCGTCCTGGAACTGTCCACCACCAGCAGGTCGCCATCGCTGATACCTGCTTCAATCATCGAATCCCCCGCCGCCTTCACAAAATAGGTCGCGCTGGGATGCTGGATCATCAGTTCATTCAGATCGATGCGTTGTTCGACATAGTCGGCAGCGGGAGACGGAAACCCGCACTGGACAAGGTCACCGTATAATGGCAGCGCGACAATGCCGCGCAGTTCTGCTGGCGTGTAAAATTCCATAAAAATCGACTCCTGATATTTATTACTGTTTTTATATACAGTAGTTTCAATCATTAAGCCGATCAATATCGGGTTTGGCTATCAATTGAAGCGCCAGGCGTAACGGGCTGAATTATTTAGTGATAAACCCCTCCACCATTTTCTTCAGCTCTTCCATGTCTGATTTAAGTGCTTCAATTTCGAGCTGTTGTGTACAATTTTCCTCGACAAGTGACTGCAGCACAGCATGATGTACTGCCACCATGGCACCGGAATCGCCCGCCTCAACCGCCAGTACATCATCGATCACTGTTCCGTCATCAAGCTCGCGGGAGCCAGTATTAAAAACGGCATTGGGGAAATATTTAGCGATGTCGTTAGCAATGACACCGATACCGAAACGACCGTCAGCTCCCCTGTGCTTAAACTTCCATGTGGCCGCCCGGACATTCATCAGGATATCGCGGGGATTTTCGACAGGCCTGATGTCGTCCTTAATGCGCTCATCTGAACCGGAGTTGACCCAGGCGTTTGACGCAATCGCCGTACCCGTCTGACCGAACGTGAAAACACCCGTCCCGCCGGTCACGCCCGCAATAACCATGCGTATGCTGTGATATGAGGTCGTGTAATGCTGCATACGGCTGAACGACCCGTCGGGCGCAAATGCCTTCCAGAAATTATTGTAAAACTCGCCCGGGTTAGAAACACCGTGCGCTGCACGCAGGATGATGGCCTCTCCCGGATCTCCGGATGTCGTATAATTAAGGAAATCGATAACGCCTGTAAATCCTGCCCCTTTGACAGATGCAGCATCTTTAATGCGATAATCGTCACCCGCTGCAACGGTGCCGGCACCAGTGCCAACGTTTTTAGTCGCGGAGTCGCCGAGTTGCAGAGCGGAACGCGCTCCGGCTGGCGTAGCGGCCCCTGTTCCGCCGTTCGCAACCGGGATAACACGGGAGTCAGTGAAAATTTCCTCAATATGGTAAACCCTTGCACCCACCGGACCACGGAAAACACCCTGATAAATACGCCGTGACAGTCCTGCGGAATAGTATGTCGCGGTGAAATGTATCCACGCATTTCCTGTGCTGGCCGTTACATCACCCGATACGTTAGTCACGTTCAGGGCAAACGTCCCCGCCGTGTAGGTATCAAGTGGCGAAGGCGCGTTCAGCCAGTTGGCGGCATTTAACTGATAGGCTGCGCCGTTAACAAAACTGAAGGTTTGCCAGTCCAGGCCACTTAATGTGCTGTTAGGTATCCCGATCCCCAAATCATTGAGGGGCTTAATACCAACCGGGTCCCATCCGGACCACGTTGTTCCGGATAACGTACGCTGCCAGGTGCGGTTAATGCTCGCAGCACCTGTGGCGATCGCGGTATAGCGTTGAAGCAGTCCAGTCCCGTTGAGCCGTGGGATAACTTCGCAGATACCCGGTATGTCCGTCGGGCCGCCGGTAAAGGGCGTGGTAACCGACCATTCACCAGGTGCCTTCAGCGTGTTCAGGTCGCCGGTAAAAAAAGACATCCGCGTCTGAATTCCTGCCGGCAACCAGTCGGACCATGGCCCGTCGGTCCCGTTCCATGCGCCAGACAGCGAGCGGACATAAACATTGCCGTTCATCGATACCGTATAGCGCTGCATACCTCCGTAGCGTCCGCCGGCAAACACTTCCAGAATCCCCTGCGCGTTGTCTTCCGGGAATCCGTACTCGGCAGTGGTGTTGGTGTTTGATGAGCGGTTCCAAGTCCCGGTAAAGTCGGGCATCGGTCCGTATGCATTCAGGTTTGCTGCAGCGGGCAGATTGCCGCGCCACTGCTGAGAGGAACTGACCAGCCCGGCCATTTTCTGCCAGCCCGGACCGGAAACAGGTGCCACGTTGTCGGCAAACTGCATCGTAATATCGCCCGGTACCGTGTAAAACTTTGCCCAGTTACCCTTCTCGGCGAGCAGTGCGCGAATTGCCGCCGTACTCTGATTTACCAGTTCGGCGGTAACCTGATTCATTGTTTTACGCGGTACTGCTGCCCACGCCGCGCCGGTGGTTGTCGGGCCAGTGAACGGGCTGACAAGCGTGGCGGCGGTGTTGCTTGTGACGGTATCAACCGGCAGGGTGTACAACACGCCGCCGATGGTCGCGGTGATGAAATCGCCCGGTTTTAAATCCGTGGTGAATAACGTACTGGCACCAACCACCGCCGTTGAATTGTTGGTCAGTTTAAGAGTTCCTGCGGACATAATGTCTCCTGATTACAGGCAATAAAAAACCCGCCGGAGCGGGGTATTGGCTGTAAAAATTAATAGGTTCAGTCGTACATGGCTGTGTTAATAGCAGTGAGGGTTATACCGGTATTGCTTCCTCCTGCCGGGCTGCCCTGGCCGACCTGATTACCGACGGCATTTATACGGGTATTTACACCATCAAAGCGACAACCGGTATAAGCAGCAATGCTGATAATGACCGGCTGACCCTGGACCATAATCTGCCATAATGACATTCCCAGTGTCGTGGGAGCGACCGCCCAGGAGCCGGCCAGCGTCTGGTCGATATTTATTCCCCCGCCGGCGCCCGGCGTGCCGACCGTCACTAAATCAGACAGCACCCGGCTTTCATTGGTCAGCACCAGTTTCCCGGCGGCATCCCAGATGGCAAAGCCCCATGCAGGCAGCGTCTG